TCGAGTGCAGGGGACAAATGGAGAGATGCGACGCGCTCAGTCGTGAAAAATCGGCAGTTATCGGGCGTCGCAACAGATGGCACTGCGGACACGCAGAAGGTCGACGTGGCGTCGACCGACGAGCATGGGGTCCGCTGGCATGCTTAGAAGATACTCTGGCTCATCGGTATGTCCAAGACCGGGTCCACAGTCTGGACGTGATCATCCCTGGCGGGGCCAGTCCAGCGGGGACTCCTCGGCCTGCTTCGGGGGCTGGTGCTGGCAGTCGCACTAGGCAAATACCCGTAACCTGCATCGTCTGCCTGGCGGCAGCGTGTCACGAAGGGGATCTGCCCAGTGCGAGCGTTGTTAGCTATCCGCCTGTCCGTGCTCACCGACGAGACCACCAGCCCAGAGCGTCAGCTCGCCACAACCGCGGCAGAGGCCGCACGGCGGTCCTGGACCGTCGTAGGCGAGGCCGTAGACCTCGACGTATCAGCCACCAAGACCACCCCGTTCGAGCGCCCCAACCTCGGGGAGTGGCTCAACGATCGGGTAGACGAGTTCGACGCCATCGTCTGGGCCAAGCAGGACCGGGCCATCCGCTCCATGGCGGACATGGCCGAACTCACCAAGTGGGCCAAGCAGAACAGCAAGATCCTTGTCTTCGCCGAAGGGCCTGGAGGCGGAGCACCTATCACCTTCGATCTGTCCTCCGACCTCGTGTCGGAGCTCATTCTCATGATCTTCGCCTTCGCAGCTCAGATGGAGGCACAGTCGATCTCCGACCGGACCACTGACGCGAAGCTATATATGCGCCAGGTGGGCCGGCATCCGGGAGGGTCCGTCCCCTACGGCTACAAGGCTGTGGAGACTCCCAACGGCTGGAAGCTGGTCCTGGACTCTCCCTACGCCTCGATCGTCCGAGAAGTCGTCCAGAAGGTGATCAACGGCCACTCCGTTCGATCACTGGCGCAGGAACTCACCGCCTGTGGCATCCCCACCCCCAAGGACCTCCAACGGATCCGCAACGGCAAGTGGCATCCGCCGATGACCTACCGGCCCTGGAATCCTGCGGGCCTGAACGAGATTCTCAAGTCCCGGAACCCTCTCGGCCAGCAGACCTTCCGGGGAGGTGACGGCAGAGGCCCTGAGGAGGTTGTCCGGGGCGGAGACGGGATGCCCGTCAAGCGAGCAGAGCCCCTCGTTTCACAAGGAGACTGGGACAGGCTTCAGGAGACGCTGAAGGGCCGCTCGATGCAGAAGTCGAGCACCCGGAAAGATGCAGCACTCCTGTTGCGAGTGCTGTTCTGCGGAGTGTGCGGGAAGCCCATGTACGAGACCGGCAACTCGCGGAAGGCGCGCTACTACCGGTGCGCCTCCTCGCGGACGACCTTCTGCGGGAACAAGACGCTGCCGGCACAACGCCCTTGTCCTGGACGGTGTCCACGAAGTGCGGGATGCGAATGACATCGCCCTCGCGCTTGAACTCGCCCTCGTACGTGGACGTACCGAACAGGTTGCCGAGGACGAGCTGGTCCTCGGTGTCGGTCAGGAGCTGCGCACTCCACAGCTCGGGAATGAAGACACCAGCGGTGCCGTCGGTCAGCCTCGCGCCGCCATCGGCGTAGAGGCCATCAGTGAACGTGGTAGCCAATGGAGAAGATCCTTACAGTAGGCATACGAAAGGCCCCCGGCTACTGCCAAGGGCCCTGTACGCGGGGGGTTAGATTTCGCCGCGCAAGAGTGCGTCCAGGCGTCCGTCCTTCTTGGCCTGGACACGCTCACGGGGGCTCAGTCGGGCGAGCTCCTCGCGAGTGAGCTGGCCTGGTGCACGGGAGTCGCTCTGCGGGCCGATGCCCAAGCCCTGTGCGAACTTGGGAGCCTTCGGCGCGCTGCCGGCGTAGCCGGTGACGAACTCGTTGATCGCGGCATCGTTCACATCGCCGTTGGCGAGGAACTTGGAGGGGTCGAGCATCGGCAGGACGGGCGTGAGATCCACGCCGGCCCGCGCTGCGGCGGCCTCCAGCTTGAGCTGTGCACGCTCGGTGATGACAGACTCCAGAGCCTCCTTGCGGCCCTGCTCCTTGGCCTCGGCGACCGCGCGTTCCGCGTCGGTCATACCGGCCTGGTTCAGAGCGGCAAGCTCAGTGGTCGCCTTCTGCCAGTTGGCTTCGTGCTTCTTGCTGAAGTGCTGCCACTTCTTGGCTTCGGCCTCCCAGTCCTTGACATCGCCGGAGCTACCATCCTGCTGATTGGTGGCAGGCGTAACCGGCTCGGTCACGGTCTGAGGGTCGGTGTTGGGCTGGGCGTCCGTCATCAGGTCCTTCTCCATGTCGGATTGGGGGCATGAAAAAAGCCCCAGCCATGTCGGCTAGGGCTTGGTCGGGTGCGGTATTTAGTTGAGGTAGTTGGCGATCGTGACCACTGCCATGATCAGAACTGCGATGACGATGATCGCGCCAAGCAATCCACCGCCGCCGCCCTCGTGCTGAGAGGGTCGGATGTACCGATCTTGGTGATGGCTCTGGTGCCGAGCAGGCATGCTGTATCGCTCCGAATGGCGACGATTACCTTCCCGAAGTTGTCTATCCAGGTAATCATTCAGGTCTCTGCATGAGGCAATATACATTGGCTTGTCAGCCAGGGTTCCGGATATGTAGCCACCTTGGCTTATGCGGCGCGCTTCTGGCGCTCAACCGAAGCGACCTTGTCTTGGGCGGTCTTCGGCTTGGCCTCGCCGCGAGCGGGAGGCTTGCTACCGGCCGGCCCAGCGAGGGGCTTGCCGGTTAGAGGGTCCACGTCCTTGGGGCCGTACTTGTCGTCCAGCTCCTTCTGACGCTTCATCTCCTCCTCACGCATCTGATCGAAGCGCTCGATCTGCGTGGGGGTGTAGCCGTACTCCTCCTGGAGCTGCTTGTCAGGAACGTTGAGCTCCTTCATCTTCAGCAGGGAGTCGGCTAGCTGTGCCTTGCTGCGGTACTCGGGGTCGTCCCAGATGACCTCTGCGTCGTATGCCTCGGCCTTGGACGTGTCGCCCTCAACCAGGAACGCGAGACGCATGGCCTCTTCCCAGGACTCTCCGAAGTGCAGCATTCGCTCGCGGGCCTTGGCCACGAGCCCTGCCTCAGCAGCGGTGATGCTCTCTCCGGAGGGAGCGACACCGCCGTTCAACAGGAAGTAGTGGAACGGGACGCGGGACTGGCTCGCCATGTGCTGGACGAGCATGTCGATCAACGTCACATAATTCGAGAGGTCGGCAGCCTCGAACTGACCCCACTTGGCGTCGGGGTTGTCGAGGGTCAGGATGCGGTCGATGTACGCCCTGATGGCCTCCTGGCGGGCGGCCTCAACCTCACCGGCAGTGGGGTCGTCGGGCAGTGGTTCGACGCCGCTCAGGATGCGCTGTGGGAAGGCAGCGAACTCACTCGCCACAAGGGAATCGGCGGCGACCTTGTTGATGGCGTCCTGCACCGGTATAACGCTCGCCAGCTCTGAGAACGGGGTCAGCTTCAGCCGCGTACGGTTCAGCAGGGGAACGACCGGGACTACGCCGAGAGGGTTGCCGCCCATCTTCGGATCCGACCAGCGACGTCCATCACCGTTGTTGACCAGGTCGGAGGTGTAGACACCGTCCGGGAGCCATAGGGTGACGTGCTCATCTCCCCAGTCGTCGGTGTACTGCTTCATCGCGGCGGCGCGCTTGCGTCGGCTGCCGGGCTCGTACTGGACGGTGACGTCCTCGGCGCTCTCGGGTACGACCATCGCCTTGTCGTCCTCATCGCCCCACACCGTCAGGTACGCAGCGCCGCCCATCAGGGCGTCGATGTGACCGGCGTTGCTCTCGGCGTTGAGGTGGTTGCGCTGCCAGATGAGGTTGGCATCCTTGTCCGCGGGCTGCTCCGGACCCATCCGGAAGCCCTGAATCCTCAGGCGCTCGCTGATGCTGTCCACGATGAGAGGGCAGAAGTTGTCCCGCCAGCCGATGAAGAGGTCACCGAAGATCTCGGCGAACTTCTTCTGCGCGTACGACAGGGTTTTGTTCTCGGAGTCGTAGTACGCGGCGTACTTGCGTACGTCGGCGCGCTGCTTGGACAACTTCCCTTCGAGGTAGTTGATCCACTCCAGCGGAGTCTGGGGGCGGCCCCCGATGCGGCCGAGGGCCATAAGCTACCAATCTCCTGTGTCTGGGCATGAAAGAGGCCCCCGGCATGGCCGGGGGCCGATGTCAGTAGCTGCGAATGCGGGCCCTGCGGCGCACCTTCATGCGTCCGTCAGCGATGGCCTCGCCCCTGGCCTCGTACGCCAGGGTTGCCGCGATGGCGGCGTCGATCTTCTTGCGGGACTTCTTGGACTCCTTGCGGATCAAGGTCCCCTGGGGCACCTCGTAGGTGACCGCGTTGGTGACGTGCCGGCCGAGGTCCGGGTTGCCGTCGTGGCAGAGGTCCTCCGCCAGGCAGGCGGCGGTGTGGAAGCGCTCGACGGCCTCGCACATCTGCTTGGCGCGCTGCGGGGAGAACTCGAAGACGATGTCCCGGCCGTCGCGGTCGGACTCCTTGAAGTCCAGAGCCCAGGTACCTACGACGTTCTGCCAGTAGGAGGGATCGGCGTAGACCCACTCGACCCGGTAGGTCGAGAAGGCATCCCGCATCTTGCGGTCCACTAGGAGGGTGTCCACCTGCCACTCGGCGGCGTTCTTGACGAACCTCGGGTCAGGCTGCTCGTCCAGGTGGATCATGAACAGCTTGCCGTCCCGAAGACGGCAGCCCACGATCGCCGTGGAGTCGGAGTACAGCGATCCGTCGAAGCCGATCGAGATCTGGTCGCCGGCCTTGATCGGGTCGTCGTCCCTGCGCAGGCCATCCCAGATGGGCCGGGCCAGCCAGGTCTCGGCGCTCTCCTGGATCTTGTTCAGGTAGAAGCGGTACGCCTGTGCCACGCTCGTACGCGGGTCCTGGATCGCAGCGACCAGGCCATCGATGTCCACCCAGTGCGAGTCGCCGTACGCCTGCTTGAGGCCGAGCGTGACGGCCTCGGTGTCCTTGAGGTCGATCTCGTCGGAGTCGGCCTCGATGCAGTCGTAGAGCAGCTTGCCGTTCGGCTTCTTCTGGTACGCCTCGTAGGTCCGCTGAGCGACCGAGTCCTCGTTCGGATTGAAGGCGTTGGTGGACTCTACGAAGCGTGAGCCCGCGCCGGCCGTCTTGCGGATGTTGCGGTCCAGCACCTCGAACACGGAGATGCCGCCGTTGGACGGCACCCAGTGGTGTGTCTCGTCGGCAACGACGAAGGTCGGGCGGGCACCCTCCAGGCCACGACTGGAGCTGGTGACGGGCTCAATGCGGCCGGGCCTGCCGGAGCGGAATTGGATCCGCTCCTTGCGTGTTCGCGGTCTGGTCGATCGAGGTGGCGGCGATCTGCACCAGGGGCAGACCGACGCGCTTACCGACCGGGAAGCCGTTCTCGTCAAAGTGGGAGAAGCGGCAGGGGCCGATGAACTCGATGACGGCCAGAGCAGCGAGGACGGGAGTCTTACCCCAGCCCTTGGAACGTCTCAGGCTGGCGGAGTCGTAGAGCCACAGGATGAAGCGCTTCTGCTCCATCGTGAACTGCCAGGGCTGGCCGGCGTTCTCGCCGTCCGGCTGAACCAGGTAGGTCTCGCCCCAGCGCAGGATCTGGTATCCCAGCGAGCGCTTCGGATGGGGGACTCCTTCGGGGAGATTGCCGCTTTGCATAAGGAATCACCCCCGAACCCCCAGGGGGCTTACGATCAAAGTTGTGAGTGTCTACGGCGAAGAAACGCCTGACGTCCAGGACCGTCGCGGACGCAATACCCGCATGGATGCGCGCCGCATATCGCGGGGTACGCTCTACTGGTCCATCAGCTACGTTTGCGTCTTTATGGCCACGATGATTGGTGGGCTAATTATTGAGGGGAAGCCCACGCTCTTTGTCACCATCATTTGCTTCATCGTCGGCATCGGCATGCTCTTCATGCTGGATGTGTGGGACGTCACCAACCAAAAACGCTGTCGGGGTCAACACCATCGCCCGCCTGCGCTGAGGTCGTCGCGCAAGCCTGGTTGGAAAATGCAGATGCTGCTCGCGGGGATAGTTGGAGCGATTGTGGCGAAGGTGCTCGATCTTTGGGTCTGGTAACAAGCGCTCCCTTCACCCAACCCAAGTTCACGCGCCTCCGAGCTGCCGGTACAGGTCCATGTCGGCGACGTTCTCGGGGAGCGAGCTGGGCTTGTCGGAGCCCGGCTGGTCGTTGTCCTTGCGGCCCATCCGCAGGCGCATGCGGTCGGTCACGGTCGCGCCGAGGAGGCTCTCGTTCTGCCTGATCTCGGCCAGCGCGTTGTGGCCGGGGCGCTTGTAGTACGCCTCCACCAGAGGCGCGAGCATCTGGAGTCGCTGCCAGTCGGTGGCCTTGAAGCTCTCGGACTGGTCGGACTCGACCCAGGTGTCCCACCAGCGGTGGACCGCCACGGAGTAGCCGTCGCGCTTGAAGAGCTTCTTCAGCTTGTCGGGGACGTCGTCGTCACCCTCAAGGTGGCTCAGGTCCACCGTGTTGCGGCGGACAGCGTTCTCCTTGGGCGGGGGTCCAACTCCTGCCATCAGCCCTCCTTGGAGTACCTCGCCCTGGCGGAGCGGTGCTCGAAGCCGGGAGCGGGCTTGCCCTTGGCCGTCTTCTTGGCCGGGGCCTTCTGAGGAGCCGGCTTGGGCTTCGGCTTGGAGTTGGGAGCAGGCTTGGAAGACGCCATGTGAGTCACCCTTCAGG